CTTCTCACTCACCGCCCAACGGCCGTTGAGAGACGCCCCCCACAGTCCGGCCGGAAGCAGGCGGCCGACATGGACCGTCGTGCCCTCGTCGATCTGACGCCAGTAGCGCGCCTCACTCGTCTTCATGAACCGGCCATACCCGACACGGTACCCGTCCTGGAGGATGCGCATGTTGCGCGGATCCACAAGCGCCTTCTCTAGGCGCTTCGTCGACACGCCCGGCCGCTTGCGGCTCTTCTTGAACTCCTCCACCGCGAGCTCGTTGAGCTCCTGCGCCGCCTGCGCGTAGAACTTCTGCATCGTGGCCATGACCCTGTTCCACGAGTAGCGCGTCTCGGTCTTCTGGAGCTGAGCGAAGAAGCCCCTGTCCGTCGTCGACGACACCCACAGCGAGATCGCCAGACCGGTGTCGTCGAGCGGGAAGCGAATCTGAAGCTTGGGCGCAGACATCAGCGGTTCCGGCTCTGCTCGCTGATCTCGGCGAGGATCTCCAGGACGTCGTCGTTGACCCACACGCCGGACGACTGGACGCGGATGAGGTCGGTGGCTAGGTCGCCGAAAGCTGCCGCCGCCTGAAGGACCTTCTCGCGGAAGGCTTCACGCTGACGCTCCGTGAGCTGGGGATAGAACTCCCGCTCCGCATGGCCGAGGATGCTCGCAACGAGGCGACGGCGCTGACGGGTCAGGAGGTCCGACGAGGGGTCGCTCACGACTCCTCCCCCGGGAACTGGACCCTGACGTCACCGTCCACGGTGACCCAGTTCTTCCGGTCGCCACGAGGCTCGTGCATGATGACGTTCACGAACTCGCACAGGTAGCCCGGGAGCTCTGCGCCCTGGTGGTCGGTCGGTCGCAGGTAGCGGGTTCCGCCCCGGATCCCGGTCACTCGATCGCGCAAGTCCTCCGCGATGAGCTGGGCGGTTGAAGAGTCCCGACCGACGACGTCGACGAAGAAGACCGTCTCTCGTTCGAGCAGCCCGCTGCCGAGCTGCAGGTCCTGGTGGTCGTCCTCGACGCCGAACGAGACGAACACGGTGTTGCCAGCGGTCGCGACGAGATCATCCTTCGACGGCTCGCGATCGATGACAGCGACGGGCGTGGTGCCGAAGTTCGGCGTGGTGCCAGTCCATCCGAACTCATCCAGGAACGTCTCGATCGCCTGCACCACCGAGTGCTTGATGTACCGGCTGGCGAAGCGTGTCACTGCGTGTCCTCCGTGCTGCAGAGCACCTGCCACACGCCGACCGAGTCGAGGTTCAGCGCCTGCAGGACGCGAACGAAGTGGAACTGCACCGGGTCCCCCGAGAGGGTCGGCCGCACGTTGACGTAGGTGAACCCCTCGACCTGCGCCCACTCCTCGTCGAGGAGTGTGAAGACGATCTCCGCCGCGTCGGTGACCCCGAAGTTGTGCGTATCCGCACCGCCAGAACGCCACTCCATCGCGCAGACGGGACGCACGCTGGTGCTCGTCGACTCGATCGACTCCCGGGGGTCCCAGGGGACGCCGTGACTGTCGGTTTCCCCGCTAGCGGAAACCGACAGCGTGACGAACTCCGGCCACATGGCCTCGTCTTGCGGGAGGCCCATGCGCATCGGGATGCGCAGGTTCTCGCGGACGGCCGCGGCGGGGAACGAAGGGAGCGTGAGAGCCATCAGTACCCCCTGGGGAACTCGTACGCAGCGAAGCCGCCGAGCCCGCGAGCCGCGTATCCGTCGATCTGGTAGACCGGCGTAGCCGCGGTGGTGGTGAGGAGCTCCTTGCGACGCGCCAGCAGCTGATCGAGGATCGTCTTCGCGACAGAGGCGCTCTGCTCCGTCTGGTACTCCACCGGACCCGCCTTGGCCACCATCCGCGAGCCTGCCGCGAGGATCTGCTGGCGCAAGACCCGGATGCCCGCGTAGATGACGACAAGGGCACCGCCAGCGATGCTCAGGTCCGGGGACACGGACTCGTTGTCCACGTCCAGCGACATCGTGTGGAAGAAGCCGTCGAGCTGCGCCTCGGCAAATGCGTCCATCAGGGTTGCGACGATGACAGAGTCGGTCATCAGGGGGAACGTCGTTGCGAACGACCCCGGGAGGGCCACCTCGCGCTGGAACGAGCCCACGAGATCGTTGAAGTCCGTCATGTTCGCTCCACTCGACCTGCAGGGCCTCGGCCCCGGAGTCGCTGACCCGCTCCGGGGCCGAGGAGATGTGTCAGTCCTCGGTGATGACGACGCTCTTGGCGTAGTTCTCCGCGATGTACTGCTTCACGAAGTCCACCTGGGACCGCTTGGCGAGGTCGCGGCTGTCGTCGTCCTCGAACAGATCCGCGAGGCGCCGCACGTTGCGCTCCGTGAGCTTCTTGACCCGCGACTGGAAGGCGTTGCCCGTCGACGTCAGGAGCGCCAGGAGATCCGCGTCGCTGAGCGCGTTCTCGACGTCGTAGCCCTCGACCTTCTGGACGACCGCCTCGGGCTTGACGTCGACCCGCTTGAACGTGCCATTCAGGAACGGGTCCTGAGCCGGGTACACGAAGCGGGCGCCGCTGGCCTCACGCTCACGGGTCTGCACCTTGAAGCGGTAGCCGGAAGGGCCCTTGATCCGCTTCGGTCGCTCGTCACCCCGAGCGTTCAGGGACAGGATCCACACGCCGCCCGGCGTGTTCTTCTCCCAGGTCTCCACCTCGAAGGCGTTGTAGGTCGTCTCGACCCCGGTCTCGCTCATCTGTTCCTCCTAGATCCCAGTTCCGGCGCCAGTGGCGCTACAGACAGAGATCGACCCCCCGGGCACAGAACTCGGAGGGTCGATCCGTGAGCAGTCTCAGGCGCTCGCGACAGCGACCATCCCGAGCGCCCCGGCTCGCGTCCTGACGTCGGCCGAACCGTCCGAGATGCCGAAGCACAGGCCTCCACCGGCACCGACGACGAGCGCCTCACCGGCGTTGACGCGCACACCGGTCGTCGTGGCAACGTCAGCGCCGCCGATGTAGAGAGTCCCCGTGCCGAGGTTCTGGATGAGCTGGGCGCCCTCGCCCAGGTTGACCGGCGTGTTGCCCACCGTGTACTTGGCCATGTCGGCTCCCTTCGTCGCTCCTTGCGATCGACACGGCAGGGCCCCCACACCCGAAGGTGCAGGGGCCCTGCCTACGACCCGACTCGGCCGATCACGCCACCTTGATCCGGCGGACGTACTGCGGGCGGAAGATCGCCACGCCGACGTCGCGCCGCGACTTGTGGTGAAGGTGCTCGGTCTCGTTCTCGGTCCAGACGCGGACCTTCGAGCCGCCGTAGTTCACGAACCGGCCGTAGTCACCGCCGAGGATGAAGACCTCGTCGTCGGGGATGTACGGCAGGTTCTCCTCGTCCGTCCAGTTCGTGACGCGAACGATGTTCGCGGCACGGTAGACGCCGAGGCGGCCCCGCAGGCGGATCTCCTCCCGAGCCTCGCTGGCGAAGTTCGGGAAGTCCGAGATCTGGTCGATCGCGGCGGCGCGACCCACGATCGCGAGCGGCAGAGCGAAGTCCACGTTGCTCGCGGGCGGGTTGTCCGCCACCTCCGACAGCAGGGGGTTGAGCACGGCCGGCGTCAGACCGGTCGACGACGCGTCCTCGTAGTACGGGGAAGCGCTGCTCACCGCCTCCTGGAGGGCCGTGAAGATCCGACGGTTCACCTCGGCGACCTCACGCTGGCCGGCGAAGTTGACCAGCGTCGAGACCATCTTGGCGTAGTCGTTCTCCCAGTTGTCCTCGAACTCGGAGACGTGCCAGCCGAGCGTCTCCCGGGACATCTCCCAGGACTCGGTCTTGATCTGCGACTGGTCGACCTGACCGTTGCGGGCGGTCCAGAAGACCTTCATCCCGCGGGTCTCCTCGATGAAGACCTGGTCGGCCGCGCCGACGTTCTGCGTGGGGATGTAGGACGAGAGGATGTTCTCGTTCTTGAACCCCTGGTCGATCTTCGTCGCGACGAGCGCGGCCTGCTCGCGGTGCCAGGTCTGGTTGCCCCAGTTCTCCTTGGCCTCCTCGTTCAGCGCCCGCTTCGCGGCCTCGTACTGCTCGCGGAGCTGCTGCGAGGCGAACTCCCGTCGCGGCATCATCGATGCCATGCGCGACAGCACAGAAGTAGCCATCGTGTTCCCCTCTCTCAGCCGCGAACGACGGCTTCGACGTAGTTGTCCTCCAGCCCGACGACCCGAAGGGCGCCCTGGCTGTCGGTCGTGGTCCGCGCCCACTTGGCGCCGTCCCACTTCAGGAGGTCGCCGAGGACGACACTCGTGAGGTCGACGACCGTGACCGAGCTGATCTGGCGGCCGTCGGGACGGGTCTGGGAGCCCGTGTTGCGGAGCCAGATCTTCAGGCCGTCGCCCGTGTAGATCGCAGCGGGCTGGCCGTTGATGGCCTTGCCGCGACCGAACGAGTCGACGATCGGGGCCGCGTACACCGAGGGGTGCCAGCCCTCCTCCTGGATCAGGAGGCCCGTGACCCCGCCCTCGAAGCGCGCGTTCGCTGCCGCCTTCGTGACGAAGCCGGGGTTCGTGAAGTCGACGGTGACGAGGTCACCGATGCGGAAGTCGCCCGATGCCGGGACGCGGTAGCGGCCCTCCTTGACGGAGGGCTCGTCGCGGCGGAAACCGAAGTTGAGCCCGTAGTCGCTCACGTCAGCCCTCCAGGAAGTCGTAGAACTTGGCGCCGGAGATCGGCTCCGGCGTCGCGCCGCCCATCGCGGTCTGCTCGGCGGTCTCACGGGACGCGCCGGTCTTGCTGCCGGAGGCGTCCTTCAGATCGGCGATGTAGCCGTCGAATGCGGCGGTCTCCATCGCGGCCCAACGCTCGGCACGCTCGTCGGAGAAGAACTCCGGCTTCAGGTGGCTGGCCACCTCACGCACCTTCTTGACGCGCTCGTCCTTGCGAGCGGCGACCTCGACCTTGCGGGCCTCCTCGGCCTTGTGGTCCTCGAAGTCCTTCTCCGCCTTCTCGGCGCGAGCGACCTCGACGTCGAGCTTCGTCTGAAGCTCCGACTTCTCGGTCTCCAGCGACTCGACCTTGGCCTTCAGGGCCGAGATCTCCTCGTCCTTCGATGCGGTCTCTCGGGCCACGCGATCCGCGAGGATCGCCGTGAGCTCGTCCTCCTTGAAGGTGCGCTCCTCAGCCACCTCCCGAGGCGCAGCAGACGCCGTCTCTCGCGGGACGGCCAGCTCGGGCATCGCCATGAGCCATTCCTCCTCGTGTCTGGAAGTTCAGGCCCACGGGCCTTCGCGAGGAGCACTCGACAGGGTTCTGGAGAACCGGCAAGAAGGTGTTGCGATTTGCGCTAGCGGGGAGAACGCATCACGCCTGAGAGCGGCGCGACCACTGTAGGATCGACGTCACCATCGCGACCGCGTCCTCGTCAGACAAGCCATCGATCGGCGCCGAAGCCGCCTCCAGCTGACGCTCCGCCTGCTGCACCACCTCGGTGATCTCCGCGTTCGCCCAGCCCGGGCGCTGCGGCGGAACGATCACGGCGGCACCCTGGAAGACGGGGTTGAACATGCGACGCCACGACGAGCGCTCGCGGACATGCTCGCACGCGTCCTTCGTGCGGTTCGTCGCCGCGATGTAGTCGTTCATGCGACCGCAGCCGTTGGGCCCGACGCACTCCACGCCCTGCGCGATGCACTCCATCGAGAGCCACGCCCTGCCCTGCTCGATGAACGAACGGAGAGCGTTCGCCTTGCTCGGGTCGAGATACGACCAGAACCGGGCGCCGGTCTGGATGTGAGGGCCCAGGCCGGATGCCGCAGCCTGCTCGGCCGAGACCAGGTACGGGTCGAGGAGCGTGCCGACGACCGCCTTCGGATCGTGCCCCCAGTTGAGCGGCCCATAGGCGACACTCGGAAGGCCGAACTGCAGATCGCCCTGCGTCCAGAACGCACCGTTCCCGTTGGCCCGTTCGGCCTCGACGAGGCGACCCCGGAAGTCCAGGTAGAAGTCGGAGCTCTGGGCCGACGACATCTCGACAGCGGTCGCGATGATCGTCTTGCCCGCATCCTCGATCGCGAACGCGGAGGAGTGCGTCTCTGCCTGCGCTACCGCAGAGACCGGCGCAGGGCTCGCCGTCGACACGGGCGCGACAGGAGCCACCCGAACCGACTGCTGGCTGCGACGGAGCCGGTTCCTGATCTCTGCGATGGACTCGGTCATCACGAACCTCCGACGGACGGCGCACCGGATGCGGTGCGCTTCTTGACCTGACCCTGCGCCGACCTGGGCGAAGACCCACCGCCCTGCGGACGGCCGCCGCGGGCGCCAGCGACTGCACTCGGCTCCCCGTCGCCCCCGTCACCGGCCTTCGAGAACGGAACGACCGTCTTGAAGATGTCGTCGTACTCCACTGCCTCGCGCTCGACACGACGCGCCTCGGCCGCCTGGTCGTAACCCATGAACTCCAGGAACGACTCGCGAGACAGGTCGCGCTGCTGACGGGCAGCCATCACGAGCTGGGTGAACTGCGAGTCGTTGTCGAGTTGTACGTGTCGGGGCATGAACACGAGCGAGGGAGCCTGGTCCGAGAAGTCGTCCAAGGCTCGCCTGTTACGGCGCCAGACCTCCTGGCCGATGTGCCTCTCGATGCTCCGTCGGAGCATGTGTCGCTGGTTCTCCAGATGGCGCGCCATCATCCGTGAGGTGGTACCCGCCGTCTGGTCACCGCGTGCGCCAGAGTTGACTTCGGGCGCACGGAACAGGTTCGCGAGGATCCTGCCGTCGAGGAGGTCGTACTTCTTGTCGACGAGCGTCAGGTCGAGCTTCGGGGAGACGATCTCGATCTCCAGGCGGTGGTCGGAGACGATGACCGGCAGCTTGGCCATGACCGAGAAGTTCTGCTGCAGCGCAGCGATCTCCTTCGCGGTACCCGGCTGCGCGTCGGTGCCCTTCTTCACGATGAGCAGGTAGTTGGCGGCGCCGACCAGCATGACCCGATCCGACTCCATGAGCTGCTGCTTCATGTCGAGCAGACGGAAGATGCTGCGCATGCGGAAGTCCGGGAAGAGCTCGTACTTCGACCGGGTCGCGGTGTGCCGCCAGACAGACCGCGGATTGAGCTCCATGAGCTTCGAGGTGTCGATCCCCGCGTCGCCCATCCACTCCTTCTCGTCCTCGCTCGGCGTGTACCGGCCGATGAAGAGGTTCGAGAGCGTCGCGTCGTTGACCGTCCCGTTGTCGACGCCCGCCCACGCTTCGAGGAGCTCATCCGTGGCGTGCCACGCGAGCCGGTCCTCGCCGAAGTACCGGTTGCCGATCGGCACGACGTGCATGGGGTCGAGGGTGATGATCTTCGTAGGCACGACCAGGCTGTACGACTTGCGACCTGGTGCCTGGGCCCCGGTCTTCGTCCGCTTCGCCCCCGAGCGGACGCGCGGCTTCATCTCGCGCGTCTCCCACCAGACGGCACTGACGACCTGGCTGTAGGTCGCCAGATCTCGGTACGCACTGCGCGCATAGGTGTCGAGGTCGATGTCGGCCGAGATCTGGTTGAGGATGTCGGCCGATGCAACGTCGGCGTCCTCCCACCCGACCCCCTGCAGGGTCAACGCCTCGGTGACGTCGAACGCAGCGGAGACGATGTCGTCGTCCTGAACGGCACGCTTGGCCGTCCTCATCACCTCGTACGGCGTGTCCTTCGTGGCGTACTTCGTGCGCATCCAGAAGCCGTTCTGGCCGCGCTGGGCACGGTTCTCCCGGACCCACGACTGCAACTGGGAAGCGATCTCACGGACCGTGGGGAGCACCTGCCAGTCTGGGAGATCAGACTGGTTCTCCCAGCCCACCCCGACCTCGCCGGTGTCGATCGCCGGCATCAGACAGCACCCCCAAGCATCGCGATGTCCTGACGCTGCAGCTCCACGAGCCTGCTGTGGACCTTGAACTGGAACTCGATCTGCTCGGCGAAGATGCCGACCTGCATCGTCCGGATGCGCACGTAGTTGCGGTTCCCCGCCATCTCGCTCCGGTGCAGGAGGACCGAGAGCTCCGACAGTCGCGCCCCGTATGCCGAGCAAAGGCGCAGCACCGTGTCGGGCGGCAGGAGGTGGAAGCCCCGGATGCTCTGAGCGATGGCGTCGAGCTCGGCCTGGATGTCCTGCCGCGAACCGAGTCCGGCTCCGAGCGGCGCGATGCCCGTGCTCGCGGTGGATCCCGCGATGGGCTGGAACTCGGACTCGGGCGCGTCAGGCTCCGCCGCAGGGACATCACGGCGGAACAGAGATCCCGGACTCACGCTTCCTGCTGGCACACCCTGGTCACTCGACCGAAAACGAAGCGGAACGAGCCGGATCAGAAGTAGACGAACTGGTCGATGACGTCCTCCTGCTTGGGCACGGCGTTCAGCATCTCCTCGATGGCCATCAGCCCCTTGGCTGCCGCGTACATCCGAGCTGCGTCCAGCGTGTGCAGGGACCCGCCGCCATAGCGACGCTTCGTCCCGTCGTCATCCGGGTTCGTCTTGATGATGTAGGAGGTGGCTCCACCCCACTCGGTGAGGATGTCCTTGTCGTACGGGAGCTCCAGCTTCTGCTGGTCGACGCTCTTGCGAAGCAGGTCGGTCGCGTGATCCTTGATGTTGCGCTTGATGACGAGGTCCTCCTGCTTCTCCCCCGGCTTCAGGTCGCGATCATCGAACTCCACTGCGCGGTTCTCGGAGAAGTTGTAGCCCACGACGCGCGACGAGATGTCCTTGACGTCCCTCAGGTCCTGGAAGAGCGGCAGCCCGACGCCCGTGCGGTCCAGGCCGAAGCGCTTCAGCTTCGAGCCGTAGGAGTCGAACAGGAACTTGACCACAGCGACCTGATCCTTGGCCGTGATGCGCTCCAGCTGCACTCGCAGCAGAAGGCGGTCAACGCCCTTGCGGGTCGTGCCGAAGACGAGAATCTCAGTCGGGTCGTTCGTGAAGCCGATGTCAGCACCCGCCCAGTACGACACGTACTCGTCGCGCAGGTGCGAGATGGGGACGTCGATGAGGCTCTCGATCTCCTGCCCGTGCTTGCGGACCCGCGTCAAGAGTGCGTCAGAGATCTTGACGCACCGGTAGACATCGTTGTTGTACTCCACCGCCCACTCGGACTCCTGTATGCGGACGCACGCCATGAGGCGCGCAGCAACGAACAGTGTCGTCCCGGCGTCGGCTGGCAAACCGAGCACGTTGCGCTGGTAGTCCGGGTGGGACTCGTCGCCGCCGTACTGCTTGATCTTCGCCTGGCGCTCCTCGTCCGTCCAGGTCGGGCGGTGTGCCGCGATGTAGTGGTGGACATGGAAGCTCGACCCATCGATCTCCCCCTGGGTGAGGCGGAAGTGGAGGTCGCGCCCGACACCCTTCGACACGCCGTGCATCCGCCAGGACATGTTCGGGTGGTTCGTCTTTACCGTTTCAATGAGTTCTAGATACGACTCGTAGATCCAATCCTGAACTTCGTCCCCTTCGATCACGACAGGGTGTGGGCCCTTCATCGCAGCCGGAGAGGACGCCAGTCGGGAGATGATCTGCGCCGCGTTGAGGAAGGTCATCTGCCAGTGGGGGCTCTTCTTCAGGCCCTTCGACGCAGTCTTGGGCCGCATCTCGTTGAGGAGCCGGACGTCGTTGAACGCCTGCTCGATCTTGGCCGTGAGCAGTTCGAGGTGGTTGAGCTGCGGGGCGACGAGCAGCATCTCCTGCCCCGGGTTCTGGAACGCATGGGCCATCGCCTTCCAGACGACGCTCTGACTCTTGCCTGTCTGTCGGGCCAGCTGGTCGACCTCGTACTTTTCGCCCGAGTGCGTCCAGGGCCACTGGAACGGCCACAAGCGAAGCGGGTCACCAGTGGTGTCCATGTCCTCCAGGAGGAACTCGGCGATGTCGACGCCGGTCGGATCCATGAGGATCTGGAAGAGGGCCTCTTCCTCGTCAGTCAGTTGTGCGAGCGCGGTCATGCGCTAGCCGCTCGACGCCTCGTTGCGGCGTTGGCAACAGCGCTCTTGCCAACGAGCCGGAACCCGTCCGGAGCGTTCAGACCCTTCGGTCGCGGCTGCTCGCGGTGATCTGGCTCTGTCGGGCCGAACAGGCGCAGGCTCTGCTCAGGAGACAGGACCGCATCGATCATCTCGTGGATGGCCAGGACCCTGTACTCGTGGAAGTAGGCCGGGTCGACGCGGATCGCACGAGCGATGCGCTCGATCTTGTCCTTCGTAAAGGGCTCCTGGCCCGCGACCATCCGAGCGAGGTTGCCCCGGTTCATGCCGGCGAGATGCGCCACGGCCCCCTGGCTGTACTTCGTGGCATCCTTCAGCGCTTCACCGAAGGGCTTCACCGACCGCCTCGGATAGACGACGTTCACGATGTCCTGCATGGACTCGCCGTCGGGGTTGACCTTCCTGGCCGCCCGCCTCCCCGGGACCGCCTGTGCCTCGACCATGAGGTCTGCGAGCAGCCGATGGAACGACGGCGGCAGATCGTCGAAGTGGTCCCTCCATGGTTCGCTCACAGGTCGGCCCGCCACTTCTTCTGCTCCGCAAGGAACGCCGCCTCGAACGCGTGAAGCCTGGGGAGCATCGTGTCCAGGATCCACGTGACGATGTCAGCCTCGGTCTCGATGCCGACGACGCGCCGCTCAGTCTCGTTCGAGCGCTGCCAGGTCGTGACGATGGACTCCAGTTCCTTCATCAAAGAGATGGACAACGATCTCTGCTCGTCGCGGTAGACGCCGAACTCCTTGGCTCTGCGCTGGAGCTCGCGGATGTAGTCCGCGACGTTCCCCTGCTGCTGGTCGCGGGCCGCGCGCGTGATGCCGAGCTGACGCTTCAGGTCTCCGATGACCTTCGCCTCGGCGAGCTTGTTCTGGCGGAACTGCTCCTCCTCGCCGAACACCAGCGCCCTGCCGTCGTAGGCCTTGCCGCTGGCAAGCTGAGAGGTGTAACGGAAGTCCAGCGTCTCGTGCAGGAGCAGCGCGTCGAGGTCCGACAGGTCCGACACCTCGGTGAACTTGTACTGCTGCATGTAGTTGTCGCGCTGACGCTCGTAGAACTCCCTCTCAGCGTCCCCCTGCACCTGGATGGTGGACCCGGTCGGCTGCTTCACGTACTGGAGCTTGACGGGAGTCGGAACGAACTCCAGCTCGGACTCCATCTCGTCAGCAACCGCCGCCTGGCCTTGCGCCACCACGCGCTGCTTCTCGATCTCGCGTGCGATCGTCTCGGCCCGAGGTCTGCGACCGGATCCCTTTCCACCCATGCGTCAATCATGGGTTGCACTGCGCACAACGATGGGACCGTGAGATTTTAGCGGTCGCGGAAAACGTCATCCGCCGAGATCGAAGGACGCGCGCACGCCTCTGGAGATCTCAGGCTCGGACGCCCTGACGACCATGCGCGCTGCGTTCAGCCACCCCCGGACGGCGCGCGCATCACGCAGACTCAGCGCCTTCTCCAGAGTCATGTCTGCCCCGTCCCCAGGGCGCCCGTCTCCCTCGCGGAGCCCAGGCAGAGCCATCTCGGCAAGGGGAATGGCGGCGCGGACAGCTTCGATGTGCTTCTGCCACTGCGCGAGGAGCCGAGTGGACAACGGGTGGCCATCCGAGGTGCCGGCCTCAGCGGACTGAAGCGCGGCCAGGGCGTTCACGTAGTGAGCGATGGTGCGCGGCCTAGTAGAGATCTCCACAGGCAAGACGAATGCCCCAGGCAGGCGCCGCACGCTCGCCACCACATTCGGCCAAGGGGAAATGCCGCCCCAGGCGTTGTTCGACACGAAGGTCTCCCTCGCGGCCGCCTTCCCTTCCGCCAGCTCGCGTCCTTCAACCACACGGGTGCGGACCGCGACGTCTCGCAGCAGGGTCGACTGCCCGGACTCTGCATCCCACGGATCGCCGACGAACCGCGTCATGTCCGACGACCAGAGCTCAGTCACAGGCTCGCTGCCCGTGTGGCCGTTCGGAACGATGGCGACGATGTCATCGCTCAGGACCATGCCTGACGCAATCGAATCCGACGCCTGGAGGCCCGTGCGAGCAAGCACCGGGGCCGAGAAGCCGTGAAGCCCGACGACGCGCCACTTCAGCATCGGATGGGCCTGGACCTTCGGGGCCGCGTTGACGGCCTGGCGTCGAGGCACTCGGGCGGACCCGACGGGGGCCGGGCGCGGCGGTGCGGCGAAGCTCTTCCCGTAGGCACTCACGCGGACCCCTCTCCCTCGCGCGCGCACGCGCACGCGTACTTACTGATCTAGACCAGTTCTTCCTGCAGCATCATGTGTATCCAAAGACACGAGGGCGAAGCCCGAGTCCGACGCGCCGTCAGGCGCGGCGGCAATGCCCGCCGAAGGCGGGCCCGAAGTCCGACCCTCTGCGCTTTCGGGACTCGCTTCGCTCGCTCCGAGCTCCAAGCCCCTACGGGGTTGTGAGCTGCGCCCTGCCCCTTGCCCCCTGCCCCCGTGGATGCCGAGCCTAGAGCGGCTCCCGATCGACAGGCAACACCGTGAGATCTCCGCGCTAGCGCAAATCTCATAGGTTTCCACGGGCGCGGAAAACGCAGGGGCTAGGTCGATCGCGAGCGCGTACACCATCCTGTTGCATGAAACACAACTCTGGATCGGAGCGCATGGGTGAGCGGTGAAGCCGAACGGCAGATCCAGTTCCGCAGGACCTGGGACGCGCGAGTGGTCCCCAGTCCGTGGCCCACGGGTGAACGGGGCTCGCTCGTGCCTCGCCCGTCCATCGTCGGAACCCGGAAGCCACGCACACCACAAGAGTGCACACCACAAGAGGAGGACGAGCTCATGAGCGACAACCGAAACGACCGACCCGCTGGATGCTGTGGTGTCTGCCCTGAGGTCGGGGACGGTGGCTACGACTGCACGTGCGCCAGTAACCCTCGGTGCCCGAAGGTGCTGGCCTCACTCTGGCCCTTCTGCACCGACGGGAAGCAGGTGGAACTGCTGGAGAAGACCGCCTGGCTGCGAGCTGTCAAGGCCGAAGCATGGGACGAGGGCTACTCGTACCTGTTCGACACCCAGCAGCTGGCCGCACTGAACAACGACGACATCGTCGTGACGTCGCTGGACGACAACCCTTACCTCGACAAGAAGGGTGACAAGCGTGGATGACTACACGCCGACGACCGATGAGGTGCGGGGCTCGTACAGCCGGATGTCTCGTCACGCCAACACAGAGCATGCCGAGTTTGACCGGTGGCTCGCTGCGCATGACCGTGCGATCAGGGCCCTCGCGTGGGATAAGGGCTTCCGCGACGGTCTCCGACAGGGCGTCGGAGGCGACGACGGACCACGCTTCGTCAACCCCCACGAGAAGGAGGACTGAGCGGTGAGCAACGAGATCGACGTGACCAAGATCAAGCCCGGGGACCTGGTGAAGATCGACGTGCGCTGGAGCATCAGCGACCCTTGGCTGAGCATCAAGGTCTGGCACGAGGTGACCGAGAATGGGAATCACCTGTGCGCAGCGGGCCAGGTGATCCGCTGGAGCTACGGCGAGCCTGCGGATTTCGTCCGCGTCCGCGCGCACAAGCCCGCACCGACGACATCCATCCCGACGATCCCGGGCACTCGCTTCCGAGCGACGGTGCGCGGCGTGCCGGACCAGATCGTGATGGTCTCGTACAGCACCGAGCTCCCCTACGTCACCGCCGCACAGGTCGTCGGACGGGACGTCCACGGCGCCGAGGACATCACTGACGTGCACGACGTGGTGCTGCCATGAGCGGGGACTTCGGCGCGGTGACCGGGCTGTCCCGTGAGGACTGCGACGAGATCCGCGCCCGACTGGCGGCAGCGACCAATGCCGCGTCCTGGCACTGGGCCGGAAATACCGACATGGGCGAGCCCTACCTCGCGACCTGGGTCTCCGGCGCTGGTCGCCGTGTGGTGCTCTCCATCGGCCACGAGGATCGCTCGATCCTCGGCCCCGCCGCCGACCGGGTCCGCTCCTCGGCCGAGGAGTATGGACTAGGCGACCCTGAGCAGGTCGTCGCCGACTGGGCCGTCGACAGCTTCGGCGAGCCCATGCAGGACCCCCGGCTCCAGCTCATCGGTGACCTCGCGCTCGTCGACGCGCGCGATCTCGCCGTCTACGAGGTTGCGCCCGAAGCCACCACCCGCGAGGACCCCAGGGTCTACCGGGCCGACGTCGTTGGCATCCGTCACCCCGACGCGATCTTCATAGCGAGTGCCGGGCGCGACCTGACCGCTGTGCTCACCGCGCTCGACGCCGCTGAGGCTGAGGTCGAGCGGCTGCGGGCGGCGCTGACGAACCGGGAGGCCACGATGAGCGAGCGCATCGCGTCCGCTGAGAAGATCGCGGCCGACGTGATGAGGGAGCGCGACGACGTCCTGGCCGAAGTCGAGCGGGTCCGTGACCAGCGGCACCGCGAGCGCACCGAGGAGCGCGCCCGCTGCGTCAACCTCATCCGCGAGAAGTTCGGCGTCACGAACCGTGCCGCCGACTGGCTCGCCCGACAGGAGATCACCAGTGACTGACCAGACTGACCCGCTCGCGCTCGGCAAGGAAAGCGCGGGGAGTACACCGGAGAATGGGAGGCGTGCCTTGGAGTACGAATCGCCAGAGTTTGAGTGCCCGGTCTGTTGGGAAGTCTTGCTTGACGCGCTCGACGCCGCCGAGGCCGAGGTCAAGCGGCTCCGTGCCGCTGCCGCTCCCGTGTGGGACGAGGAGGCCGTGGTCGGGGCGGTGGTATCGGTGCTCTTGGAGCATGTCCTCGCCCCGACCGGCAGGCTGCTCAACGGCGAGCCCTTCATCGACTGCCGCTGCGGAGAGCGGTTCTTGGGCTGGGGCGTCGGGGACGAGCACGTCGCGCTCGCCGTCCTCGCCGTCGTCCGCAAGCACCGCCCCGCCCTGGTGCCCATCCCGACCGAGTCCGGCACCCGTGCTGCCGTGAGCGGCGAGGTCGTACACCCCGTGAATCCTGAGGACCGCCTGTTCCTCAGGAACTACCTGGTGACCATCTCCGACAACAGCGACGGCACCCACGAGATCAGTCGTGGGGATGCTTCGTTCTACGCCGACAAGATCATCGAGGCCGGGTTCGCTCGGGATCGGTGCGGCATGGTGGGGGGCGGCGCTGTGACCGGGTCGGACCGTGAGGTCGTTGCGCGGACGTTGTACGAGCACCGACGGGGGGTAGGAGATTTCCCGGACGGTCTGACCGCATGGGATGACCTGCCCGACTCGTGGCGCGAAGAGTGGTGCGAATGTGCCGACGCCGTGCTAGCGCTGCTCCCCGAGGCGACGACCGAGTGGGGTGTCCGCTGGCCGTGGACGACCGTGATCGAGCCGAGCGCGGGTGAGGGGTCCGCGCGGTGGTTCGCCGCCAACATGCACACGCGAGACGGCGTCGTCGTCTCCC